GGGACGGCGGTGGTTCGATGGTTCCCCCTATTGTACTCAACTTCAACGGCACGCTGCCGTGGCTGAAGCCGGAAGTCACCTTAACCCCTACGGGCGACACCGCCCTGATGCAGAAGGTCAAAGCGAATGCGCAAATCGTTGATGGAGAAGCGACGAGAAGCCCGAGCAGTGAAGGCCGCCCCGATGGAGACGGACCTCGACGGGCTACTGAAGCTGATGGCGGACGGGGAAAGACCACCTGAAGAGCGGCGTCTAAATCCGACGCAACGTTCCTTCATCTACTCGCCCATCCGCAACAAGGCGTACATGGGCGCGGCTGGGTGTGCCAAGACCACGACCGGTGTGGTGGCCATCATGTCCCGCGTGGTGACGATGCCCGGCACCAAGTACATGATTGGCCGTAACGACTACAACGACCTGAAGGGCACCACGATGGAGCGCTTCAACGAAGTGCTCAACCGGCTACCGCCCGGCATGGTGCTCCACCGCGACCAGAGTCCGCCCGCGAAGTACGTCATTCAGTCCATCCCTCAGCGCATCTACGCGCCGGACGGTTCCTTCCGTACGGATGACAGGCCATCGACGGTGCAGTTCTTCGGGATGAAGGAGGTGGCCAAGGGCTCGTACGACTGGAACGCTGCGTACGTTGACGAGGCGGACGAGTGCGACGAGAAGTCCATCGACTACCTTCAGTCCCGCCTCCGCACGCCCGGTGGCGGCTACTCGGTGATGCTCACCTTCAACCCGCCCGACGTGACGCACTGGCTGTACACCGCCTGCACCGGCCTCGACTGGGAGGGCAAGAAGGTGAAGGAGCCGAAGTTCGCCCTGTTCACCCCAGAGGCCCGCGAAAACGTACGCAACCTGCCGGACCGCTACTACGAAGACATGGCGGCCAGCCTACCGTCCGACCTTGCGGACCGGCTTGTGTACAACAAGTGGGGCTTGGTGTTCCCCGGCGACCCGGTGTACCGCCAGTTCGCTCAGCACCTGCACGTTGTGGACGACATTGTGTTCCCGGCCGGGGCCACGCTCTTCCGCTTCTGGGACTTCGGCTACAACCACCCGGCTGTTCTCTTCTGCGCCATCGACAACGCGGGCCGCCTGTACGTGCTGCGCGAGCGCATGGGCAAGCAGCAGCAGGTGGAGGCGTTCGGCAACGAGGTGAACATGCTCACCGCCAAGCACTTCCCCGACGCCGGGCGGGTGATGGACTACGGCGACCCGGCGGTGAAGCAGAAGAAGGACACCGGACAGGCACTGGCCATCCTCGCCAAGAAGTGCCGCATCACCGTCCGCTTCAAGCACACCCCGTTCGACCTCTCGATGCAGGAGGTGCGGCACAGGTTCGAGCGGCTGATTGAGGGCAAGCCAGCCATCCAAATTGCACGCAAGTGCATGATTCTGGTGAACGGTCTCAAGGGTGGGTACCACATGAAGATGAACGGCATGGAGGCGGTCGAGCCGGTGAAGGACGGGTTCTACGACCACCTTTGTGATGCACTCCGCTACGGGGTGTGGAACACGCTGGTCGGAAGGCAGTACGGTGGTGAGCACGAGATGCCGAGTTCCGTAGAGTACAGCCGTGACGCAGACCCAATGAACTGAGGACAACATGGACGACAACACCGCAGTAGTGCCGAACATCGCAGAGGCTGCACAGGCCACTGCGGAAGTGTACTCACCCCCTTCAGCGCCGGACCTGAAGGCGAACTATGCCGAGGACGCCAAGACCAAGGAGTGGATTCAGTCTCACCTGCTCCCGGTGCTGACGTGGACCCGTACCCAGCGGGCCGGGCTTGAGGACGAGTGGGTCAAGATTCGCAACATGGTGATGCTGGAGCACGACGAGGGTCAGCGGTACGTGGGCCGCTCGCAGGTGTACCTGCCTTCGTACTCGCAGGCGCGCAAGACGCTGGTGTCCCAGCTCACGCGCGGGCTCTTCCCCAGCGACGACTACATGGGCGTGGACGCCGACTGCACCGAGGCCGAGAAGGTCGCCGCCATCAAGCTGATGAAGGACCAAATCGAACGCAGTGCCCGGCTGCGGCGCGGCATCAAGCCGTTCCTGCGACAGAAGGTGGACTACGGCATCAGCGTCGCCAAGGTCTGGTACAAGGGGAAGGAGGAGAACCTGAAGCGGGTGAAGCGTGGCCCCGACCTTCAGTCCCTGTTCTACGAACCGGACGAGCGGCTGGACTACCGCTGCGAGGGCGTGAAGTTCGAGCCGCGCAACGTGTTCTTCTGGTACGTGTACCCGACCACCGCCTCGTCGCTCGATGAAGCGCAGGTGATGTTTGAGGACATTTTGGTCCCGCTTCAGTTCATCAAGGACAAGCTGACGCGCGGCCAGTTCTTGGGCGGCGAGGACGCGAAGGCCGCGCCCACCCCGGCGAACTACAACTACAACCTCCAGAGGCTGCTCGCCTCGCAGGGCGACATGACCACCACCCCGGACTCCAACCCGGTCGGCGGCAGCGACCTTGCGGCGCTCCGGGTGCTGACCGAGGTGTGGTGCTCGATGCCGCTCCCGTCAGGTGCGTACACCAAGGACGAGGAGAGTGGTTCGTTCGTCCCGTGCAAGGTGGTGATGGCGGGCACCGTCCCGGTGGAGGTGCGGCGCAACCCGTTCTGGGACCAGACGCCGCCCTACCTGATGGAGCGCAGCGAGTGGGAGGTGCAGAGCTTCTACACGCGCGGCGAGGGCCACAAGGCGCGCGGCCTTCAGTACCTCGTCAACGACTTCAGCAACCAGCTCAACGACAACGGTGCGTACGGGTTGAACCCCATCTGGTTGATGAACCCCAGCCTGTTCACCGGTCCCATCACCCCGGTGCATCCGGGCGTCATGTGGCAGGGCACCGATGTGGACGGTATGGCCAAGGCCATCACCCCGCCCGTGGAGCAGTTGCAGTACGGGCTCCAGCTCGCGCTGCACTACGCCCAGTGGATGGACCGCTCGATTGGAGCGCCCCCCATCCTTCAGGGCATGGGCACCGGCAAGGGCCGCACCGCGACGGGTGACCAGATTCTCCAGCGCAACGCGATGAACCCGTTGCAGGACGAGGTGGAGGACCTTGAGTCCGACGTGGCCGTGCCCTTCATGTACAAGGGCTGGGCGCTCATCCGCCAGTACATGGCCATGTCGAAGATTCGGGCGCTCTCTGGTGCGCCGCTGGAAATCAACAAGCGGACCCCTGAAATCGAGTTCATGTTCAAGTGGCTGGCATCGTCCCAGAACGCCAACCAGCAGATGCGTGCGCAGCAAATCATGCAGATGCTCCAACTTGTACTCAACCCCCGGATGCTCCAACTCATCCAGATGCAGCAGCGTGGGTTCAACCCCATCCCGTGGCTGCGTCGCCTCGCGGGTGACGGGTTCGGCCTGCGCGGGTTCGAGGAGTCCTTCCCCCAGATGGCAGCGCAGCCGATGCAGGTGCCCGGTCAGCCGCCCCAGCCGGGAATGCCGGGCATGCAGCCGGGTGGAGTGCCGCCGCCCGGTCAGGAGGGCGGGGACCGGGTGCGCTCGGCCGCTGAGCAGAACCCGTTCGGTGACGGTGCTCCGACCTCGGCCAGCCCGGTGCCGGGCGAGGGCGACGACTTCATGGCAGTGAGGCAGCAGGCAGACCAACTCGCAGGACAGTTCGGGGGTGAGCAGTGATTCTTCCCAAGACGCAGGACCAGTCGGTGGCTGAGTACATCAGGTACTTGGATACCCTCATCGCTGCAATGCAGCAGCTCCAGAAGACCGAGGGGTGGAAGATGTTGAAGGAGCAGATGCTGCACGAGCAGCGCCGCTCCTTCCTCGACATGACCACCGCCAAGACCACCGACGCACGGGCGATGGCCGCAACTGAGTACACTACGCTCACGCGGATGATGGACGCTCCGGAGAAGGTGCTGGAACAGGCCAAGGCCACGTTGTTGGCACAGCCGAAGTAGCCGCAGCAATGTTTGTCTGAGCGCGATTGTTGCGCTCCTGCAAGTAAGTCCGGCAGAGTGGTGGCGATTCAAACGGGTCGCCGCCGTTTCACCGGGCGCAGGAGCGCAACGACATGGCAGACGAGACTACGGGGACGGAGGCCACCGCTCAGGCCGCCGCGACCGGAGAAGGAACGCAGGGAGCACCGGAGATTTCGGGCTTCCAAGAGCGCATCAACCAGTTGACCGCAACCGCACGGGCCAGCGAGCGCGCCGCAGAGGAGGCCAAGACAGCACTGGCCGCCTCGATGGAACGCATCGCTCGGCTTGAGGGCGTGGTGTCCGCAACGGCACCGCGTCCGCAAGGTACGCAAGAGCCTGAGCTGGACTTCAGCGAGTTCGGTGAAGCTGCCGAGCCGTTGAAGAAGTTGGTGGGTGGCATCACCACCAAGTTCCAGAAGCAGCTTGCGGCTCAGCAGGCCAACTTCGACACCCAGCTCCGCGCCCATCAGGTGGCGGCGTTGGCGGCCTCGGTGCCGGACCTTCCTCCGCAAGTTCGT